TATAGGGAAATCAGCAGCTACAGCTATACTTGGTACACCTGTGCCTGTTGTGTTCTTTAATATCCCTGTGCCAAGATTAGATAATAAAGTACCATTGATACCCTTAACAGTTAAGCCTACATTCCCTGTAGCATCACCTGTATGAGTTGCATTACTTACTAAGCCACTATATTGGCTATTCGTAGCATTGTCACCTGTATTAGTACCTGATAGATTCGCTACAGCTCCATTAGCTAGCATTGCATTAGAGATAGCTCCATTAGCAATAGCTGTTGCATTGCCTATACTTGTGACAGGACCTGTAAGATTAGCATTAGTTGTAACTGTTGCAGCATTGCCTGTAGTACTTTGATTCAAAGTAGGTACATCGGATGCTACCATAGCTCTGAATGTTGGTACTCCTGCCGTTCCATTAGGTGCTGCTAGAATATGATTAGCAGTCTTTGAGGCATAAGGATTCTGAGTATCTCCATAACCTGAAGCAAGGCTGATAACAGGAGTACTAGTTCCTGTAGCTACTACAGGTGCTGTTGCTGTAAGTGATGCTACACCTGGAGTCACTACTAAGTTACCACTGCCTAAAACAGAGCTACCATTAATGGTCTTAATGTTTGTACCACTAACTAAAGTATCCTGCTTTGAAGCTAGGATATTTGCACCTGTAACTGACTTTGTTACATAGCCACCTGCACCGTTACTCTCACTAATTTCTACTAAGTCAGTAGCTGCTATAGGTGTACCTTTTGCGGTTAATTGACTAATCTTTTTATCTGCCATAATTTATTGTATTACTCTGTTATCTAAATCCTCTGTTACTCTTTGGTCACTAATCTCAGTTACTCTGTTGTCAGTTGCTGGAGGACCTCCCCCTGCAACCAATAGCCATGCCTCTAGCCAATTAGCATTGATTGTGACTGTACCTCCTAGCTCTAAGACTATATTCATAAGGTGATCATCTGATGTACCAGGATCTCCACCTACTACAGATAGTATCTCTCCTATTAAATCTTTAGAGTTAGCTATATCTATACCATAATGATTGGCTATAGCAAATATGTAAGATTCATTCAATGGGGGATAAGTCCCTACTGAATATGCTGTAGCAATGTCTCTAAGTATATCATTACTCATAACTATATTACATTAAGATAGGTTTTTGTTTAGAACGCATAGTAAGAGTCATCGGTATAATATTCCTGTCTGATGTAAGTGGTGGCGTATCGGATAGCATCCATAGCATCATCGTATAGCTTCACAGGTTCATCCATGATTTGGTCTCCAATTTTCTTCCACTTATAGTTCTCATACTCTTTCATTATCTGCTTATCCTCCTGACAAAATACTCCGAAGGTCTTAATGTTATCTATGCCTTTCTTCACTACCTTGTTAGCATTGTGTACATCATAGCCTGCAGTATTCATCTCTGCTATTATCTCAGGTCTTGAGTAGTCTGCCATGATTTCTATATTCTTATCCACATTCAATGCATCCATCTTCTCTATCAGCTGAGTAGTGGTGAGGTAGCTCTCATAGATAATCTTCTCAATAAAGATATCATTGTCACAGTAGTACACTCTGACTAGAGCTGTAGGGTGGTTATATCCAAAGTCAAGCCCCATTACATACTTTACAAACTTAGTTGGTCTATGAGCTATGAATGTCCAATTAGAATAGATGTTACTCTTACTGATAGCTTTCTCCCCTAAAGCATATATCTGATACATTGCCTCATCAGTTCTCTTCAAGTCCTCAATCTGCTTTTTAATACTATCAGGTAGGAATGGATTGTCCCTATAGGTAGACTTAATGAGTATGCTTTCCTCAGTTGGTAGGTCATAGAGCCAGGAGGATGATTCAGAGGGATTGTAGTCAAAGATTAGCTTGTCCTCAGTTCTCATATTTATTTGAGTATAGTCATCATAGAATAACTCATTGGCTTCATTCATCCAAGCAACATCCCTTTTTCTACCCCTTATTTTCTGCTCATTATCTACTGAGAAGAACTCCACTATAGATCCATTAGGGAATTGGTAGATATGCTCTGACTTGTTATGATTACTTATCTCATAGATGTCCATGTCTTTCATGATCTCTAGAAAGTCCCTCATGACTGTAGCTCTCAGTGCAGGGAATGTCTTACGAATGATTGATACTACCTTGTTCTTATTCTGATAGCAGTAGACTATTAGCATCTGACAAAGGCTGTAGGTCTTAGATGACCTTGAGCCACCCTCATTGATAATGAATCTTAGTGCAGGATCAGTGAGAGCTGCATAGTTCTTTTGAAATATAACGGTACTATCTATCTCCATTGGCATAAGCATAAGCATAGGCTAGCATCTCAACAGCTTGACACATCATCTCAATCCTTTGCACTAGTGATGATGTTAACTTTGATTTCAGAGATGTCCTTACCATTGGTAGTGATGTCCGATTTCTCAGTTAGGTTGTTTAGTCGTTGAGTGATGGATGGATTAAATTGTCCTACCATACCTCCACTGATTTGGTCGTTTCTGATTTCTCTCTTTATGTACGAACAGATAGTCCTATACTCAGAATATCTGCCATCAGTATTATCAAAATAATGGTGTACATCTGAGTAGTTCTTATAGCAGAATATCTCAAATCCCTCATTAGTCAAAGGTACTCTCAAAGGCTCTGCCACCATCTCTGCAGTCTTTTGTGATAACACCCATTTATGTCTAGGATTGTCTAGAGTATAAGCTCTATACTCCTCAAATATCTCCATTAGCTTCTCAGGAGTCTCTATTAGTTTTGTTCTACCCATTTCCTTGTCGTGTATAAAGTTTCTTATAATTCTTACTTGATTTCAGCTTAGAGATCTTACTCTTAGCATGAACACCTGGTCTCTTCACCTTAGGCTTTCTAGCGAATGATATGCTACTCTGCTTCTGTGCCATCCTCCTCAGTTACTTCAGTAGGCTCATCTACTACAGGAGTAGGTATTGGTCCTTTGACTGCTTTATACTTCACTACTTTTGGCTCAGATACTGTTGGCTCTTCAAACATATAGCCTAATCCTATAGATACAAAGTAATCATATCTATTAGCATCTAAAGTAATCCTGTTACCTTTGTGGGAGATCTTAGCTCCAATAAATTCATCTTTAATTTTCATCTCTTAGGTTTTTTAAATCGTTTTTAATCTCTTGTATCCAATAATGAGCAGATGTTACAGGTATCTTAAAGTATTCTGCCATTGCTCTAGCTGTACTGTATCCTTTATCAAAGTAACATTGGAACACTATCAGCTTAATCCTATCTGTAATCCTCCCTCTATATGTCTCTATCACTGCCATGTTGTTCTGATACTGCATATCATCTCGTATCTTATCGTATAAATCCGTATCATCATCCATCACTATAGGCATAGTACTATCTGTAGCTGTCACTCTCTCCTGCCTATTAGTTAGTGATGTAGACCATAGAATCTGCATCTTAATAGTATTCAATAGATATGCTTTCACCTTACCGGGATCAGTCACCTCTATATCTATATTACATAAATATAAAAAAGAGTTATTTATTACAGCATCGGCAGATATTGTAGAATTCATTCTTACTAGAAAATAGTTAGTATATTTCCTTATCTCTTTGTAGTGAGCTGCTATGTAGTTGTCAAGTATAGGTCTCATACCATTGCTTGAAATCCTTAAGCCATATCTTTCTCCTCACACTACCGCAGAAGCATTCCTTTTCATAACTAACTAGCCTATCTTTAATAGCTTTGAGTTTTAATAAATGAATCTTATAAGACTGTTCTATCTCAGGCAGATTGAATACCTGTTGTATTATTACTTGCTCAGCTTCTGTAAACATTCCTGTAATATAAACGACAATAGAGCCACAATAGTTGCCTGAGCAAAAGACCAGGTGCATAATAATGTTAGCCAAAAAGATATGCATTTAATACAGGTAGCAGAGGAATGCAGATACATTGCTAGAATGCTAGGTTTGAATTTGCTATAGATTGAATCAATCAGTAGCTGTAATGGCTCAAAGTTTACTATAAACCATGATATTGCAATGTATGTTAGTATGTTCATACGCAAAAATAACAAAGGCAGCCATAAGACTGCCATAAAGTTATTGATTATTTAGATAATTTTTCCACCATTTGAGATAAAACTGCTCATTCACAGCCTTACCATTGGTGAATCTCCAAATACTACAGTAAGAGACTCCGATATCCTCAGCATAATGGCTGAGCTTATATCTTTGGGTGAGCTTAGACTTAGTCTCTTTAATCATAAAGTCCTTTAAGCTCTGCCCCTTAGAAAGGGAGATCATCTGCAGGATTATCAGGTACATGAGCAGGAGCTACTGCAGCTGCAGTTAATAGATCTATCTTCCATAACTCTAGTGAGTTGAAATGTTTATCCTGCCACTCTCTACCTCTCAGATTGAATGATGCCTCCACCTCTTCACCTACTCTACAGCCATCTAGTAGAGCTGTTTTGTCTCCTGTAGCCTGTAGGGTGATGTGTTGGGGATATTTGCCATCCTCTACGGTTATTACTACTTCTCTCTTAGAGAACTTCTCAGTAACTTGTACTGTCTCACCTATCACTTTGATAAGTCCTTTTACTTTGTACTCATTCATATTATAGTTGTTATTAAATTATACATACCTAGTATTATCAATCCATAAATTATCAGCATTAGGATCATTGCCATTGTTTTTTCGTTCATGTTAATATATCCACTTCCAAAATTTGCGAATAAGCCCTACCTCTTTGATAGGTGCTGTTTGTTTTATAACAGGTGCAGTTTCTTTTACAATAGGTGCTGATTCTTTTACAATAGGTGCATTATTTGTCTCACCTACAAATTTCCAAGTTCTACCATAAATATTCTGCCATTTTGTGCTTTTACTTAATGCAGATTTTAAATTTCCATTAGTATCAGTATTCATAATTTTTAAAATTTCTGATATTTTCATACTTGAATAAATAGCATTTTTTTTAAAGTTATAGCTGTCTAACTTTTGAGTAATAAAATTTTCTTTTGTCATGTTATTATTTTTTAAATTAAGTGATTTTAATTTTGTATTTTGTCTTATTATCATACATCTATACTGTTCTTTACAAACCCTTGTGCAAAATTTAGCAGTATCTGATTTATGATCTATATTATCTTCACAATATTTACATTTTCGTTCCATCTTATTTATTATTAAGTCTATTAATATATGTCACATAATACTCAGTGCAATGATGCAACCGTACCTTTATCTCTTCCTCAAGCTCCAGGTCTCTACTGAAGAGTAGAGTAGTGATTCTCTTCTCAGGAGCTATATGATCTACCTGATGCAGTGATAAGTTCTCCCATTCATTGAGTAGAGATGGATGAGTAGAGACCATGCAATAGCATAGAGTAGCATAGTTCTTATCATATAACATCATGTAAGCTCTTAGCTGCCACTCATAATCTTTATTTATACCCTCCTCTGAGGTAGCAGGGAACGTTTCTAATGACCATGATGTCTTTATATCTACTATTTGGTCATCTAGAACTATATCAGCCTCTCCTGTGAGCCATTCGTTGTTTAGTCTCTCAGTGTTCTTAGAGTAGTTGCTGAACATTACAGAGTTGAATAGAGCAATAGAATCATTCTCTTGCAATTTGCCCTTATTAATGTACTTGTTATTCAGCTCTACATTGTAACCGTAGAAATCCTGCTTAGCTACACCTCTAATGTAGCTCTTAGTAGTTTCAGACAGCACCTCAGACTTAGTCCGAGATGCTGTCATTAGTTTTCCGAGTGAAGATGGATGCCATTTCATAATTGCTTTATTTCTTGTTTAACTTCATTCCAATACTGTTTAAATGGATTCGGCACCATAACATTATTCATTTCTAAAATAATCTCATCAACTGCTATTAATGCGTGTTGTATTGCTATTTCTCTACTTGCAAAATATTGGAAATCCTTTTCCATTTTCGCTACTAATTCTAGTGCTTTTTCTTTTGGTGTCATAGTAACATAAGTGCTTTATTCTGTAAATCAGTTAGCTCAAAGGTCTCTCTTAGCTTAGGGATAGTAAACTTACCATCTTGAATAGATACTAATGCCTCCTCAAATCTTTCTTTAGATAAACCAGGCTTAGCAGCTTTCACAGGTACACTTGCTAGATTAGCATCATCATCAACAGATTGAAGCGAGCAAAGGCTGACCAATGTGTACCTACGGTAGTAGGTCAAACATGATCCCATTTGCTGAGGATTCAGTCCTGCAGGTAATTCCATACATGACTCTATTAACTCATTAGAATCTATGCAAATTATCTGAGTGCATACTGAATTGCCTTGAATAGGTTGTAATAATAGTAGACCATTCTCTAATAAGATTGGTTCTACTGCCTCAATGATTGCATTGATATCACTGTAGGACTTTTTAAAGTGGGGATTGGTAGCATTCTTAGCTACTTTGCCGATTGACTGCTTAGCCTTGTGGAGCTTTTGGTGCAGAGTTAGTACAGGTGCTGGTGATACAGCTTTTGTTTTTGTTTCCATAATATAGATTTAAATTATTTCAACAAAGATAATCAATTATTTTATATCTGCAAGGAATTTTAAATAAAATATCATAAATTCATCAAAAGTTCTTGCAATAAAGTATGTACCCCCTGCCTGCTCTATGCTTTCCTGATACCTCTTCTGCACTTCTGACTGCTTATCCTTACCATATTTCACCTCAATCTTAACTGATCTACCTCTAATGGTGGCAGAAATATCAGCAGAGCCTTTAGTGGAGGTGCTAGGAGTCCATGTGCCTTTCAGCTGTCTACTATTCTCACCTACCTGTATCTTCTTACCCTCTCTATATACTCCCATTGTATTAATTCTCTCAGCTTGAAAGCCTGAATAGGTTAGAAAGTGAATGATACATTTAGTCAGAGCATTGGCAGAGTTATCATTCCAATCTGATGCCGTAATGTATGGCATGGTGGGGTGCTTAAGTGTGAGGTAGTTAATCTCTAAGGCTTTGAGTAGTGTTTTGTTTTCTTTGGTCATCTTAATTCAATTCTATTATAAGTTAATTTTCCGTTGTTTTTTCTCCAAGGATATTCAATAGCTATAACTTTTTTTTCTTTTATGCTATAAATTGCAAAATCAATAGGATCTAATGTAAATGAACATGCTTCATTAAAATCTATATAATTAAATGGAATTTTAATAAAATCACCCCAATGTTCTTTCTCTATTTTTATACCTTTTTCAATATGTTTTCTAAAATATTCAACTATTTTAGTTTCTGTTTCTTCTTTTGTCATATCAATTATAGTTTACTGTATCCCAAATATCAGGATCTCTTTGTGACTTAATCTCAAACCACCTAGCACCATTGCTAGATCCATCTACATACTCCTTACCATTATATTCTGCATACTTCTTACACCATTTGTTGAATGTTCTGTTAGTCAGGTACTTCTTTTGGTCAGTGTACTCAGCTATAAAATTCTCAAACATTGACACCTTATTCAATCTTTGGTCAAATCCTAGATTCTTATTATCTACCCATTCAATAAAGTCCTGAGATGTCTCATTGATAAACTTTCTCAGCTCTAGATTCTTAGCCTCAGATTCTACTAGACCATTCTCTAGATAATAATTCAAGCAATTAATCATGTAATGGTCAAACCTTGCCCATTCCTGCTCATCCCAATCCTCAAACAGCATAGAGCCAAATTCATCAAATGGAGTGTGGTGAGTACCAAAATAACTACTTAGCTCCACTTCAAACATCCTCCTCTTAAATGAGCCACCATCTGCTTTGATAGTGTAGTTAGTAGAGATTAATACTTTAGGTGAGTCTTTTACAGGTAGTTTAATAGCATCTCTACCTTTGTATTCAATAGTAAGACCTTCAGTGATTATACTAAATAAGCTCTCAAAGTTAAAGTTCTTTCTTACATCATCAAATGCCAGCACTTGGCAATCAGTAGAGACAGTCTGATAGGGAAATGATTTATTTGAGTCAAAGCTCTTGCCATCTATAGTGCTAACTTTCTTCATGTATCCAATAGCATTGATTATAATTCCTTTACCACTACCTCCATTAGGATTGTCACTGATGGTCTCATCATTGAGAATGATTGCCTTATTATTAGCAGATGTCTTATAAGAATGTAGCATATAGCCTATGATGCTCTTCATAGTATCATATCTCTCTACCTCTTGCCCTGAGATAAACCAAATGAAACTCCTGAACATTGACTCATGGTGATCAGCATCTATTAAATCTCTATCTATTATCTGATTATTCCATACATATCCCTTTAGCTCTGAGTATTCATATATCTCATGGTGCTTAGCAAATACTTTGACAGCTGCATTCTTATAGTAAATCATACCGTAGTCTATACCATCTCTTTCCATCTCTACATTAGCAGTATCTATCATGCTGAGGTATTGAGGAGTAAAGAGTTTAGACTTCTCAGCTACAGCATCAAAGACAGGTATCCGATTTGATTGCACCAGGTACTCCATTACTCTATCCTTTATCTGAAATTCAGAGACATGATTAATAAAGTTCTCATTCTTAGTTATAAATACAAAGGTCTTAGTATTAGCTACAGGATAATACTTATAGTACTGTAGATTCTCTAGAAATAGCTTAAATCGGTATGGTATAATCAATACATCACCTTTAAAATCATATTTCCAAAACTCATCTACTTTAATAACCTCTTTAATAGTCTGAATCTCTGACTCTATATTCTCTTTATTGTACTCTTTAAATTCCTCTAAGATAACAGCATCAGACTTACCACTCAACACAAAGTTAATTAGCTTATCTTTTTTATCCTTATCCTCAAATTGCTTAGTATTAAAGTTAGCAGTCTTTTTATAGGCAGAATTTATCAAAGCTAGTATCTCTACAGATCCAAAATCTTTCTGCTCAAATCCTATCAGATAATTCTGACAAGTCATTCTATCCACTCCAAAGTCATTGAATGCTGCTGCTAATTTATACAGTGAGCTGTTCCTGTTCTGACTGTTATACTTCTTTTTAAACCAAGTCATCAGCTTATTAGCTATCTCATCAGTATCTAGGACCTTAATATTAGTAATACTACCCACCTCACTAGTCTCAAATGGGATAACATCATAGTCAATTATAAAATTAATAGCATCTAAATTAACATAGATATCAGGATCATAAGACTCAAAGCAAGCTCTAGCAATATCTTTCCCTGATTCATCTACTCCATTGAATACTGCAGATATCTGCTTAAAGTATTCTTTGTATTCTTTGTCATCCTGTACTATTGGTATTTTGACTAGAGCTTTCACTCCATTGCCTGATGGTGATGTCCAACAGGCAAAGATAGATTTGTGAGCTTTCAGTTCTACAATTAGAGCAGGGATATCCTGCACATCATCAAAGTCTAAAGTCAGTAATCCTGATGCCTTTCTTAAAGATGCATTATTCCTCTTACTGAAATCACCTCCAAAAGTAACAACAGGCAGTTGCATCTTAATGGATTTTCTTTCCTCTTTATCAGTAGAGAATCTAAGGTCTTTACATAACTGCTCAGACTTGCCATTCTTTATCCTATCTAGGTAGAATCCTACATCCTTATTCTGATAAGGTGATACATCCTTAATTGATTTGTAAAAAGTTACTTTCATAGTATAAATAAAAAGTGAGAGTCCCTGCTTAACACAACCGCCAGGAGGAATTGCAGGGATTTATACTCTCTAATGTTTTTTATCATGGCGATTATGTTGTTTGCAAATGTAATAAATTAATTTATAATTGATACTAAAGTGCAAAAATAAATTATTTGTGCTGTTTTGTGCTATTATTTGTGCTGTCTAAACTCCTATTGTTATTGGGCTGTAGAAGATTAGAACGAAAAAACACTTTTTTTTTGTAAAAACTGTTCACCCCCCAATATGAAAATAAATTTTTTTTTTATTAAAAATATATTATAAATAAAAATATATATATTATAGAGTATAGGGATGTGAATTGTACTTTCGTTCTAATTCTCTACAATTCAATATCAGTAAGGGAATTATACAGCACAAAAAAAGCTCCGAAGAGCTTAAATTATTTCTGCTAGTTCTTTAGCTGTCATATATTCTTTGAATTTATTGACCTTATCATATTCCCAAGGCATCTGAATCCTCACATTTATGTAATTGAATTTCTCTAATGCTGAGACTTTGTACTTATCCTCATAATCTAAATCATCTGCAGCTTGCACTAATGGCTGTATCTCATGGAGATATACTTTATCATGCATCCTGGACCATCTCCTGTGCATTCTGATACCATGAATAACAGTAGCATGATGTCTATTCATAAGCCTTCCTATTTCACTAAGTGATAGCTTACATTTATTCAGCCTGTACATTACATAGTATCTCTTATAGACATAAGCTCTATTCCTAGAGTTGGTAGCTAGTTGATACTTTATAATTTGTTCTTTTAAAAATTTTAGTTCTGTCATTGTTTTGATTTAAAGGTTTCGTTGTAGTATCTATCACCATCTCCATCACAATGTGGCTCACCATTAAAAGCATCCATTATCTGCTCCTTCTCCATTTCTTTGGCTTGTTCAATTATTTCAATCATTATTTGTCTTTTAGATTTTATTTGCTCTTCACTGCAATAAGTACCAATAAATCCTTCATAATGAAATCTACCAATCAACCATTCTACTGCTGTCATAATAACTTAGTTTGAGTCACTGACTTAAATAGATCCGATTGAGACTCCATTACACCGGTAGCATTAATGAAATCTATCTCTACTTTTGCAGATTGGATTAGAGTACCTGCAAGCTGAGATATTGCCTTAGCTTTATCCACCTCCACATTTACCTGGTCTGTTGTTAATGTTTCATCGCTCAATCTCTCGAGAGCCATAAAGATGTGATCTCTTAAATCACTTAGTTTGTTTTGTGCCATTGTTATTTATTTTATTTATTAGTTTACATTTTAATCTCATTACCTGCTGTAATTCTTTAGGCAATCTCTGTATGGTATTTCTAGCCATATTCTCCTTTTTAGTAATCATTAGCAGATTGTTAATATCATTATTTAGATAATTACCATCTTTATATACTACTACCATCCCTTTAGGAATTGGTCCATTGTGCTGTTCCCAAGTATATCTATTGAGGAGCTGCCACTTTGAATCTGCTAGCTTAATATATTGGTACATTTTACCTCCTGTATCTTTCCTTTGATGGATAGTACCTATAGGCTGAGTGTTTACAGGCTTATTACCTTTCTTAAACATTGTCTTAGCTACTTTCTCATACAAATCTTTGGACATTTTCTGTCCTTTGTTAGGAGGTACAGTGCCTTTCTGAAATTGAGTAGCTTTACCACCTAGATATCCTGGAGGATATTGAGTAGAACGAAGATAAACAGGATCTTTCTTAATACCCATAGCATAAGCTCTATTATAAACTGATCCCTCTGACAATCCTAAGTCATCTGCTATCTTCTTAGTAGGCTCAAATGGATACCTTTCTCTTATGATATCATTCATATCTCTTCAATTAGCATTATTAAATCATCATTTTTCTGAATGAGCTGCTTAACATGATTAGCATCATATGCCTCTATAATTCTAGTCACTAACTTCACAGGACCATTCCAATAGTCAAAGGTTTTGAATACTACTTTATATATCTTCATTGCTATCATTTTTAATTGGCACATCTAAGCCATACATTAAATCAAACATCTTGAAATCTCTGACAGCATTTCTCTTACTGCCATCATAGTTCTGAAAGTACCACTCTCTGAATTGTAGGTATTTTTGGTGAGTGTAATCACCATTAGCTATTTCATCCTGGACCTTAATAGCTAGCTGTGTGAACTCAGTCATTGGATTTATTGTTTATGATTTGTAAATACCTGAGGTAAAGAGGCAGATTAAATCCACCTCTTATCTCTTCTGCTGTTCTTCTGCTAGTCCAAAACTTTATAATTGCGTTGAATGTCATAGCTTAGATTTAAGTAGGTTAAGATTTGCATTACTTAAAGGAAACAGGGATACCTCTTCATCATCAGTCTCCTCAGCATGATATGTAAATGGCTCAATAGTGCCAAATATATATACATCACTATCATAGTCAGTAGTCCAATTAGAAAAATAAGTATTGTCTCTTTTGTATAGGTCTATAAAGTTCATAATATAAGTTCTAAAAAAGTGAATAAAAATAAGATTGATAGTATTACAGTTGTAACAATAAGCATAGCTATAGCACATGCTTTCTGCTCTTCTCCTACAGGAGTAAAATAATTAATTAGTTTTTTCATTGATTCTATTCATTTGTTTAAATAAATTCTCAATTTCCTGTAACTGTTCTTTGTTCAAAAATGTAGTTAAGGTCTGAATAATTAAATGCAGTTGGTTTGTGTTTAGTTTGTCCTCCTGCTGTTGTACTTCTAAAAAATCTAAGACTTGATTAAATGTTTTCATGTGTAAAAGTTTTAATTGTTGATAACTATACGCCAAAGATAGTATAAAGTTTTATAACTGCAATAAAAAAGTGTAATTTATATTCATTCTAAATAAGTAAAACACTTAATTAAGGTGAATTTTACTTAATAATGTATTATTATACAGGTAAAACCCTTAAAATCTTTGCTATTATTAAGGTTATAACCATAAAAAGTCCAATTTATTAATTAAAAAACGGGACATAAAAAAAAGCAGCTGCGTGCTGGGGAGCTTACAACTGCTTTCTTTAACATGGAAACAAGTGATAAGTTAATGTTTATATTTGAATTTCAAAAATTCTGTGTAACTTTTATTATTTATTTTAAAATGTTTTCTACAATCATTACATAACATCCAATGATGGATAGTACCTCCTGCAGTCACTACCTGTTTATTATATCTCACATTATAGTTTGTGCATTCAGGGCAGCAGAATTTCTCATCTCCCTCCATTACAGCATAGTGAGTAGATGGAGTAGTGTAGGAATTAAGTTTATTGAATACAGCTTCAAGTACAGTGACATCCATTTTGCAATACTCTACCATCTTATCCATTGCTTGCTGATCTTTCTTAAATACTATATCTTTCCACAGGTCAAGTCCTCCTGTATCCATTTTCTGACCTACTCCTAAATATTTAGCTATGTAATCTAATTTATTAGAATTAAAATTAAAGTACTTTCTAGCCCATTTAAGAGTGTCTATAGTCTTTGGTGAAGGCATAACATCAATACCATGTAATAAAGCTCTTGTACGCAACCATTTTAAGTCAAATCTATCCCCATTATGAGCCACAATTTCATCAGCTTGAGCCATAACTTTGAGGAATGCTTTAATCATTGCCTTATCAGATTGCTTTTTATCCCAAGTTAGGAACTGTACATCATCCTCTGACTCCCATTTGTAGCAGATGCAGATGATAGCTCTTTCGTGGATGATATCACCTGGATTAATAGTGAGGTTATATCCTGACCGCCAAAATATACCAACATTGAATGATGTCTCAATGTCAAAAAACAGTCTTTTTCTTACCATAAATATTTCTCCCTAGCAAATTTAAAGAGATATGATAGCAGTAAGCCTATGCCTACTCCCACAAATAATAGACTAAGATTGCCTCTAGTCTTAGGTCTTGTAGCCTTAGCTTGTGCTTTCTGAACTATTCTATCTTTGTAGATAGTTTTGACCTTTAGTCTATATTCTATTTTTTTATCTAGTCTAGTCTTAGGCACATAGACTGTGTTATACTTTATAATGGTATCCTTAGTAGTGATGAATTTTTCCCATACTATGCTATCATGAATGATAACAGGGATAGAATCTAGTGTTGTGATTCTTATAGTATCTCCTGTTTGCTCACAGCTATATCCTTTCTTAATAGCTTTATTAAGATGGTATTGTGCAGAGCAGCTGCTGAGTAGTAAGATTATAGCTAAGTATCTCATCATTCTTTTATTTCAAAGTGCATCCAATCGTAGTTCTTCTCTCTACCCAAAGATATAAACCCATGCTTATAGAATATATCTATCATTGCCTTATACTCAGCTCTTGCAAATCTTGCAGTTTTCGATGATTCTTTAAGTAGATTTCTAGCAGGATCTAGATCAATGGCTATTCCCCATGAGTGCATGGATAGTGCTGTACCTCCCCTCATCTTTCTATAGTTGAAGCATCCACCGAATAAATCAATCCCTAACTCTTTTATCTTATCATATCCATAGGTAGCTAGAAGCTCATTGAATACAGCAGAAAAATTATCAGCTACTAACTTATGGCACATCATAGTATTGACAGTGCTGTCTAAATCCCAAGCTATACGCATTGGATATGGTAGCTTAATCTTAACCAAGTAACCTGCACCTGTTACATTAGCTGTACCGTATTTAGATGTAAGTTCCCAACGTGTCATTTCAGTTTGTTTAGGTCCTCTTTAATATCTTTAGCTCTAGCAAATAATGCCTTAGCACTTTGCCAAAGGTCTAAGTTTCTAGTAGAAATTACTTTATAATTCTCATTAATAGACATCACCTCAATACTAGATAATACTAGAGCTACAATTTTGGTGAGCATAAATGGTACACTAAAAAAAGTTAGTATAATATCATTTAGTATGAATTGGTCTATCAAAAAGAACATAATCACAGTAACTTCATAGAGTGCTAACTTGCTGATTATAGATGAGAGCTTTCTGCTAGTTATTTTCTCCCCTAACTTTTTAGCTTTCCATATACCTGTGATAGTATCAATACATATTAATACTCCTATCATTAACAGTATCCCACTTATTGGTAAAAAGAATGCAAAGCATATAGAGATAAGTGTCAAAAGTTGTGATTGAATTGATATTAGTAATAGTGATAGTTGTGCTTTCATTCCCTTCCCTCTATTTGTAATGCTAGAATAAAAGTAAGATAGCCTATTATACTACCTCCCATTAGCTTAAGATATATAGCAAACTCAAATAGTAATGATATGCCTGTTAAGTATCCTAAACTGAATACTATTATAGATAAGACTCCTGAGTGCTTCATAGTATTAGGATTGAATTATTGTAACCATTGTTACCTGAACCTCCACATAATCCTGTACATTCTAGCAAGCCATTAGATAGACATCCACATCCATCTATCATAGGTCTAAGGTCAGTATCTCTGTTAGTTGTACCTGTGAATATTGGATACAAAGCTCTGTTTTTAAGTAGGTATCTGATTAATCTCTGCTCAAAAAACGCAGCCTTTTGTGCATAGTGTTCCATACTGAATGCTATTGTACCTCTATCTACAGATGAGCTGTTATCTCCGAATTGAGTCTGCAATCCTTTATTCTTTAGCTGTAGACTAAGACCAAATACAGCATCTTCTGCTGCTCTCCATGCTATAATAGGCTGTATGAATGTAACTAGAGTCTCTTCATCAGGATCTAAAGTCTGATTATTGTACTTAGTAAGTAAGTCATTATAGAATGTAGTACCTAAGATAGGCATTATTCTAAGCTGAGCTTGAGTAGCTAAGTAAGGAGTAACATTATTTACATCTACATTAGCTGTGATGGGTGTGTTATTCTTTAGATAGGTTTCTGTTATAAAGTATAGCATTATATTATAGGTGTTTGTGCAATTTGTGATTTGCTTTTATCTCCTCCAGGTACAGGAGGTAGTGATGCTAAGGCTCTAATCTCATTCTCGGTCATAGTCTCAAGTACTTTAGTAGCTACTAATGGAGATAAACTATTCAAAGCATCATTAGTCTTAGAGGTATCTCCCTCAAGCTCTACTATTGCCTCGTTTATAATTTGATAATTATTTATAGTAAAATCTGCATCTATTTTAGCTATGAATAACAGCTCATTAAAGATGTCAGATACCTGGTCTCTTAGTGGCATTACCACATTTTTCTCAAATATGATGTATGCCTGCTTAATATCTGAGCCATTACCTAGTGAGCCTGTAGTACGAATACCCATAAGTATAGGATCTATAGTGTGACTAAAGCAAATCTGCTCAGTGTTCAGCTGTGATGCCTCTTGAAATAGACTATCATTACCATTGGTAGGTAGTGACTCTATCTTTGGCAGTTGGTCTGCTGAGTTAGCAAAGAATGCTACAGCTTTACCTGCATTGGCAGCACCTTTCAATCTATCAATAGTATTTCTTATCATGTTCTTCTCCTCCTCAGACTGAGGTCTTTTAGGAAACATCATAGCAAAGGATGGAAATACTGAATTTTGGATATTGCTTTTAGCAAAATATGAAAGCTCGCCACTCAAAAATGCATAATTTAAACTTGATGTATAGGATGGCAAAGAATAAAAATCCTGACCAATGCTATCTACCTCATATACAAATAACTGCTCATAATCTCTAGAGGTAGGAGTATATCTCCTTATCTCCTGTACTCCAATCCTACTAGACCAATCATCACAAATATAGTATCTCTTACGGTCTAAGTTTATTCTAAGCTTCTCAGGTGATAGATTAACTATCTTAGTCAGCTTCATCTTATCATCAAAGCATAGCTTGAAATAAACTCTATTGTGTAAAATAAGTTGCTGAGTTACTGCAGGTACTACCTTTTTTATGTTTAATTTTCTCTCTAGTGTATATAGCTCTAGCTTATCCTGTGGAGTAAGTCTATCAGCTACTATATTAAATCCACCACCTACAGCTGCATTCACTTTATACCCCACTATTGAGCCATGTAATGGTGATGAGTAGAATATCTGATTGAGTAGCTCAGGGAATAGGTTATCCTGACCAAAGGGGATGTAGCCATTAGTCTGATTCCTACCATTAACATAGGGTAGAGTTAAATTAGCACCTCCTACTTTAAGGAATGGAGTAGAGAATGATTGATATCCCTCTACTATTTCATGCTTTACTGTTTTAAAAAAGTCTTTTAATGCCATAATTACTCATAAATTGATTGTACTATTGGTCCACTTACTACCATCCTACCCTCTTCAATCACTACTCCTGTAGAGTTAGCAATAGTTGGAGGTGTGGTACTTGACTCATAGATGC